TTGTGTCTACTGGTAGAACTGCAGATGATGCGGTTGGAGTAGTTCCTGTTGGACCGTTTGAGTAGATAACGTTGGTACCTGCTGAGAGGACCTGACCTACTACGTTGTCAATGGAATCTGCTGCGTTGTAAGCGATGATATCAGCAAGTGCTGAGTCAACATCGTTGAATGAAGTTAGGTTTAACTTCTTTGTTGTTGTAACTGCTGAACCGTATTCGTTCAGTGTTACTGTAACCTGTGATGGGTTACCTAATGCAATGCTTGAAACATCTGATGATTCTGTCAATGTAGAAGTAGCCTGAGCCAAATCTGAATAGATTGAGAATACAACTGATGATCCTGGCATTGCCTGTTGTACTGGCTTAACATCTGCAAGTGAGCGCATAACAGGAATGGAACGTAGTGCCATTCTTACATACTGATCGTATGCTGCTTGTACTAAATTGCTGATGCTAGACGTGGTAGTTGGACTACCTGCTGGAATTGCCATTAGGTCTAGCCTTTCGTTAGGATCGGATTAGAGTCCAGACAACCTAATAACATCGTCCAGTTCTTCTCTGCTATTTGCATTCATAAGTTTCTGCATAATGTTGTCGTTGTGTTCAGGAGAAACTCCTGTTTCGACAGTATTAGTCATACGCTTATATGCAGCAGCATCGGCTGGATTAACGTTAGGTGTTGCCTGGGTTTGGTTAGATTCATAGCCGAATACATCGGCGTAATCCTCTAGCCATTTAGATACAGACTCTTCAGTTGGGTCTATATCCTGTGGGATAAATGCGGCAATTTTGCCGTTTACCCCGCGACTTGCGAGGGCATCTTTGATTGCTCGTTCTCTTTGCGCTTTGTTAAGACTTTCAAACTGTGCTTTTAGTTCTGACAGTTCCTTGTCTTTTTGCTTAGTAGCCTTACGCAGTTGTTTTACAAGGTCATTGCCTGATGAGTCCATTTCGAAGTCATCATCCTCGTAGTCATAGTTGGACATAGGTCCTTCTCCCATTCTTGTTAGATTGACGCAAGCCTCACATTCACCTTGGGGAAAGTGGTGTGGCTCTTGCTACTGGTTTTAATCTCACTCCAACGGACCAGTCGTCCCATTGGCAGGCTTTTTATTTAGTAAGCGCCAGCACGATCACGCGCTATTGCTCCCATACCAGCACTACCGCTAAATGCGGCAGTCTCTAGTTGTGTCAGTTTCTTACGCTGCTTTGCAGCATCTACTGATCCAGCGAGTCCAAAGACTTCCTGCTCTGCAGTTGTCTGTGTGTATGGATCTTGCTTGTAAATTTCTGCGAGTACTCCACCACGTGGTGCAACCTCAGCGATTGTCTGGAATCCTGTCTGTGCTTGTTGCTTAGTAATACCAGCAGCAGCAAGTTCTTCTGCACGAGTCATACCAGCCTTGAGACCAGATTGAATTGCAGCGCCACCGATTTCAGCAGCAGTTACCTTACGCTTGATCTGTTCAATAGCGTTGGCTGGATCTAGTACGTAAGACAAGATATCTCCATTAGAGATACCAGGATAAAATTCTTTGAGTGCCCTAGTAACTTCTGGGTTAGAGTTAATTACACGATTCTGTGCTGTTTGAATACGGTCTTCTAGTTCTACTGCAGATACATCTGCTGCTAAAAACTTTTCAAATCCAGTTTGTACACCAAGGTCACCCTTTGCGTAATAAGACTCAGGCATACCGTAGCGACGCATTACATCCTGGTACTGATCTTCAGTGCCGATATATTCAGCCTCAGATAGCGCACGTAAACCTTTAGCCACGCGAATTGTGTTAGCAGCAAAGCGCTTCTTGTAGGCATCTGTTTCACGTAGGCGAAGTGTAAACTCTGCTGGAGACAAACCTTCTTCAATAAATTTCTTTAGTGGTTCTACTAAAGCACCTAGTCCATTGCGATCAAATTCTAAAAAGAGCAAATCGTAGGCAGATTTACCTGCAGTCTTTTTCTCTTCTTCTGCAAGTGCTGCTTCTCGTTCTGCCGTTAAAGTTTCTTTTGCAGCAGCGCTTGCTTCATCAGCAACTCTTGTTCCTTTAGATAATAATTCTCTAGTGCCATCGCTATATAGAGCATAAGTATCACCAGTTGCTGGATCTACATAGGTAGATACGGCAGTCTTTCCTGAACCAGAAACTACAGAACTTTCGCCAATGTTTCCAAGAGCCGCTTGTTCTTCAGGAGTTAAACTAGAAAAATCAAGATTAGTAATATCTGTTCGTTCACCATCAGCATCTATTGCGTAGGACGAAGAATCCATACCTGCTGCTTCATCAATTGATGCTTGAAAATTATCTACTTCAGAAGTAGGAGGAACGTAAGCATCATTTGCCGCTCTTATGCCAGCAGGACTTAGTGCATAGGCTTTTGCTGCCTCTGCAAGTTGTACATCTTTGCCCGATAGCCCGCCAGGTGCTGTAGCACCACGTGCTGATAGGTCAACAGTTGGCTTATTAACTGCTGCTGGAGTTGGTTCAGGAATGTTAATTATCTGACCAGGATTAATAAGACTTGGGTTATTAATTTGTGGATTAAGTTTAATTAAAGCAGACAGGCTTATGCCAAGCCTATCAGCAATCTTGCTGAGGCTATCACCCTTTTTAACTTCTGTAGTTGCCATTATTACCCCTGAAATCCGAAGTCACGAAGAACACCTAATACTGCAGTAGATGATTCTTGTCTTGCATTATCTGTGTACTGCCAACGTGGATCCTTACGGAGTGCTCGTTGGAAATCGTAAATAGACATTTCTTTTTCTGGACCAATTGCCATACGTAATGTCTTGTCATCAAGGCTAATAGAATCAGGTGATACCTCAAGAACCGATGCCATAATGTTTCGGTATGGAGCATAGATATCTTTAATGTCTAATCCTTGGTCTAATAGGCTTGCTACCTTATCTGGTAGACCTAACTTAGCAGCACCACGAATTGTACTCTTGAATGTTTCAATAGACTCGCCTCTAGCAAGACGCTGTAGCCAGTCATTAATACTAGAACCAAACTGTGTGTCTAAGTCAAACCCGTTAGCACGTGCTGTTGCACGAAGAGTTGTTAGATCTCCACCTATTGCACCGCCTAATTGTGTGCCAGGCTTGTAAGAGATAAGCGCTGATAGTTCACGGTTGATAATGTTTGGATCTTTGTCATTGGCTGAGTCATACATCTTCTTAACAAAAGCATCAAGACGTTCTGGAGACATAGTTCCAGTAAGACCTGATGCTACTGATTCAATGTAAGCCTTAGCGGATGCTAGACCACGAGCATAAGCAGATGTGGTCTTTAACTGACCAATCTTAGAAAGAATTACATCCTTCTTCTCTTGTGTATCAGCAAGTTCTAATTGTTGATTATATTTGTCAAGAGTCTCTGTGTATTCTCTACGTTCTGCATCACGCTTTCCATAGGTACTGGCGTTGCGAATAGACCAATCAGATGCTGCCAAACGACGAGCAAACTCGTTGGGGTTCATATCATCTGTAGCAGTTGCTGGATCTCCAACTGCTTCAATAAGCAGTTTTTTAAGTTCATCGTCGTACAAGAAAATAGAATCTACATTGCCATACTTTGATCTAGCAAGCGCATAGATGGCATTGATGTCTTGATTACCAGTAAGAGCATCAGTTGGTGGAGTTTTTAATTTGTCGGCAGCAATTTTGTCAGCAGCAATTTTATCAGCAGCGAGTTTAGCAGCAGCCTTGGCAGCAGCAGTTTTTGTGGCAGCAGCCTTTGCGGCAGGGGTCTTAGCAGCAGCGGCGGTCTTTTCAGCAGCAATTTTCTCTGCTGTGGCCTTGTCTACTGTGGCCTTTTTCTTAGCATCAGCAATCAGTGCAGCATTATTATCAGGCTTAACCTTGATGTCAGGAAATGCTGTTTCAACCGCTGGCGCAATAGCATTAAACTTACCTGTTAAGGTAGTCTTCTTTGCCTCTAGAGCAGTTGTACTTTCTCCACGAGCCTTTGCCTTATTAATCTGCGCTTGAATATCTTTAAGATCACCTTGAAGATTAGTGTAATCTTTTGCTGTACTTTCTAACTTCTTTAATTTATTGTAATCTTCCATAAATTTTAGACGTTTTGCATCAACAGTCTTGATTAGACCGTTAAGTCTTTTAGCCTCAGCGTCTGATACACCAGCACCTTTGTTGCGAAGTTTGGCTTCAAGTTCGCGTAATTCTTTTACACTTGCACTGTATTGGTTACTAAGATTAGTTAACTTAGAGGCGACTGAGTTAGCCATTATCCCCTCCCAATGAACTTGTTAAACACTTCATAGAATCCCATAACGCTACTTGCCTTAGCAGGATCATCTTTAGATACTTCTTCGATAAGGTATGACTCTGGATTAAATGCTGCCTCAGTTGTTATCTGGCGTTGCACTCCACCGCCCATATTCTTATACTCAGTTTGAGCAAAGTTTTTTGGATCAGCCAATTGTTTTTGAATGTTCTTTGTGTACTTAGCAATCTGTGCTTTGCTGGCACCAGTACCTGTTAGATCACGAAACACCTTATCAATGCTTGCTTCGATACTATCTGGAGTAAATTTTGTTTGTTGTTGGACTTTGGTAATTTTTTCAGCACCACTACCGTCGCCGCCTGTATTTTGCTTTGAAAGGAATGACTCAATGTTATCTAATTCAACGTTGTAAGGATCATTAGGGTTAGCAGTAAATACGTTAAGTCTTTGACGGTTGTAATCATTAAGATCTGAATAAGCAGTAAAGTAAGCATCTCTTAGTTTAAGAGTTGGATTTCCAGTAACATCACCTCTGTAATAACCAGCAGACTTTAACTTCTGTGCTAATGACTTACGATAGTCAGCAGTGAAGCCCTCAAATTGCTCAAACAATTTGTTTTCACTTACACCTGTAATATCATTGTTGTAAAGATTTACAAGACTTAAGCCTTGATATTTCTTTACACTTGATGCTGTTCCGCCAGAGATAAAGATATCTTGTTTTATCTTTGTCGGATCAAAAGCCTGATATGAGTTTTCCATTAGTCACCAATCAATCTGCTGAATAAAACGCTGTATGTGGATACTGCATTAGGATCTCCTGCTGCAATTTCCTGCAAGCGCAGTCTTAATGATTCTTTGTAGGATTTACGCACTCTAATATCGCGGTCTGAACTTGAGTTGTACTGAGTGGTGGTGATTGCTTCATACTCATCGTACTCACTTACCATCTCACGCAAACGGTTTATAGTAGAACCAGTAAGGTTCGGTTCCGCAATCATCTCACGTAAATCGGCAAATGCTGCGTCACGCTTAATAGTATTTTCTGCCGCACTAGCAAACTCCATACGAAGTAGTGGACGTGCTGCTAAAAATTCCTTTGACCAGGCTTGCCAGTTGTCATTAACGATAGTACGTTGACGATCACTAACTACTCCAACAAGTGCCTCATCACGAATAGC